CCGCCAACTCCCGCACCTCGGCGATGCTGGGCAGGGCATCAACCGCAAACTCCCGCACCTCAGTGCTGGGCGGGGCAGCGAACACCCTCGTACCACCTTTATCCGCGAGTGGATGCAGGCGCTGCATGATCGAATGAAAGACGTGCGCGTGTGCTGTGGCGACTGGCAGCGCACCGTCAAAGACAGCGTAACCACACGCCACGGGCTAACCGCGCTGTTCCTTGACCCGCCCTACACCAAAGGCGCAATGGACTATGCCGCAGGCGGTGTCGGCACTGATTTACCGCTGCAAGTGCAAGCCTGGTGCGCTGAAAACAGCGGCAACCCAAAGCTAAGGATTGTCCTTTGCGGCCATGCAGGCGAGCATGATGCCCTGCTGCAACATGGCTGGACGCTACGCACCTGGAAAGCCCTCAAGGGCTACGCCTTGACCAAGGATGCCGTGCAAAACAGCAAGGACGAAACCCTGTGGTGCAGCCCGCATTGTGTGCCTGTAGCGACTGACGAATTTATGCCAAACCAGCCAACAGCACCTGTCAATACTGCGCAGGCAGCTACAGAAAATGTAGCACAGATGGAGCTTGTATGAAAGCCGGAATTTAGCCATGCCCGAAACCCTCATCCCCCTGTCCTGCAGGTGGGGTTGGCACTGGTACAGGAAGCGGCCTCGGCGGTCGGTGAAACTTGAAATAGTCATCGGGCTGCATGATTGAACATTCTACGCAGCACAAAAATAAGCCCCCAGTCCGGGCAGGAACTGAGGGCCGTCAACGTCATCAATCAAGCCGCCATTACGCCTGATTCAATATAACAAAACCCCTGAATCAATTCCACTGCAAATAACCAGCACAGCGCGGCAACATGCCCGCCATGCAAAACCCTTACCGTCTTGATTTCACCTTTGCGGTGCAGCCCGTTGCGTTTGACGCGCAACCCCACAGCGACAAGGTGCGCTTCACCGGCGTGGCCTATTCCGGCGGAGTCATCCCTGATTACGGCTGGCTGGGCGACGTGGCCATTGATCTGGCCACCCTGAAAAACCCCGATGCACAAAACATCCCTGTCCTGATCGACCACAGCGCAGAGATCGAAAACATCGCTGGCAAGGGTAACCTAAGCCGCCAAGGCAACGCCCTGCACATCACCGGCGAACTCACCCAAGCCACCGAGGCAGGCAAGCAAATCGCCGTCCTCATGGCCGAGGGTTACCCATTGCAGCTCAGTGTGGGCATGCAGGCCAGCCTGCGCGAAACCACCGAGGCCACTCGCCAGCAGCAAGTCAACGGCCAAAACCTCAGCGTCAAGGCCGTATTCGAGCAAGCCCGCATTGTTGAAGTCAGCTTCGTGCCCACCGGCGCAGACCCCCACACCAGCGCCGCGCAATTCAGCGCCACGCCCATTGAACCCGTTTCCCAACCAGCAAAGAAAGGTGTCATCATGACCCGCTCCCCCGAAGACCAGGCGTTGATTGACGACCTGCAAAAGCAAATCAAAGACAGCAACAAGCTCATCAAGCAAAGTGCTGACCAGATCGCCGAGCTTCAATCCTGCATTGCCGACGGTGCAGTCAAACAGCGCAAGGCTCAACTTAACGCCCTGTTTGGTGAACTCGGCCGCGATGCGCCCAAAGACACCAGCGTCTATGAGGTCATGACCGATCACGCCTTTAGCGCCTACTGCGCCGACATGCTGGCCATGAAGCCCGCGCCCAAAGACCGCGCCTTGTTCCAATCCCAAGCCACCCACATGGCCGCTCGCGCCACTGTGCCCGAGGCGCAGGACAAAACCACCGCCCTCTTGAGTGCCGTCACGCAGCTCAGCAGCCGCCGTCATATCGACCGCAGCGCCTAAACCCAACACACCAAGGACACCCCACCATGACCACAATGGCCAACACCATTAGCTCCTTCCTGAAATACGAAGAAGACGAATTCAGCTACAGCCGCGACGACATCACCGTCATCAGCGGCCAAAACCTTGCCGCAGGCGCAGTACTGGGCCAGATCACCGCCAGCGGCAAATACACCGCCTACAACACCGCCGGGGCCGACGGCAGCCAAAACGCCGCAGGTGTGCTGACAGCAGCAGTCAACGCCAGCGCCGCAGATACCGCCGGTGTTGCCATTGTGCGACACGCTGTCCTCAGTAAAGACGGGCTGGTCTGGGGCGCATCCGTCACCACCACCGGCCACAAAGACACCGCCTACGCCGCACTCAAGGCCCTGGGTGTCATCAGCCGCACAGCGGTTTAGTTGTCTTAACTTAATCCCTTTACACATCAGGGCACAACCATCATGAACATCAACGACTTCAGCGTAACCGAACTCACCGCCGCCATCAACCAATTCCCCGTGCAATGGGGACGCGTCAGCCAAGGCGGCATCTTTACCGACCGAGGCATCCGCTCCCGCGAACTCGTCATTGAAGACCGCAGCGGCACACTAGCCGTATTGCCGACCCACGAATGGGGCGGCGAAGGCACGGTCGCCAGCAAAATCCAGCGCAACACCTACGCCTTCGGTATCAAGCAAACCGTGCATGAAGATACCGTCAACGCTGCCGACGTGCAAGGCATCCGCGCCTTTGGTCAAGACCTGGGCACGTCCGGGCTGGCCACCATCAGCGAAGAAGTCGCACTGCGCCTGCAACGCATCCGTGCCCGCCACGATGCCACCCTCGAACACAAACGCATGGGCGCATTGAAGGGCAACGTCCTCAACGCCGCCGGCAGCGCCAGTCTGGCCAACATGTTCAGCACCTTCAACGTCACCCAAGTCGTTGTTGACTTCGTGTTGGGCACGGCCACCACCGACATTTTGGCGAAATGCGCCGCCATCCTGAACCAAATTCAGGACAATCTAAAAGGCGACACCATGAGCGGGGTTCGCGTACTGGTCAGCCCGGCTTTCTACCAAGCGCTGATCAGACACGCCAAGGTGACAGCCGCCTACCAGTACCACAGCGAAGCCGCCGCCCGTCTGGGCCAAGACCTGCGCAAGGGCTTCACCTTTGGCGGGGTCACCTTTGAGGAATATCGCGCCGTCATCAATGGCACTGCCCTGATTACAGCAGGCGACGGCCACGCCTACCCAGAAGGCACCATTGACACCTTCGCCACCTACTACGCCCCGGCTGACTTCAACGAAGCCGTCAACACCATCGGCCTGCCTATCTACGTCAAGACCTGGGAAAAAGAAGGCGGGCGCGGCACGGTCATCCACACCCAGTGCAACAGCCTGCCCCTGTGCCACCAGCCCGCCGTGCTGGTCAAAGTCACCACCAGCAACTAAGCCCCCATGCAAGACGCGCACATCATCACCGGATTTGCCCACCAAAACCAATGGCTGGCAGCAGGAGTCATCGTGCGCGCCCCGGCTGCCCTGGTCAACGCCTGGGTGCAAGCAGGACACGCTCGCATTGCAACCCCAGCGCCTGCCGTGGCTCAAACCCCCGCCAAAACGCAGCGTAAAAAGCCCTGATCGCCATGCCCTACGCCACCCTTGCAGACCTGCAAACACGCTACGGCGCAGATGAAATCGCCGAGTCCAGTGACCACGACCACATCGGGGACATAAACCTCATCGTCACCAGTGCGGCACTCACCGATGCCAGCCTGGAGATCGATGCCTACCTCAGCACCAGCTACACCCTGCCACTCATCGCCCCCTACCCGAGCCTGCTGACCAACATCTGCTGCGAGCTGGCCAGATGGGCTATCTACAAAGACAAAGCGCCCGAGACCGTGCGCCTGCGCCGTGAAGATGCCATCGCCCTGCTGCGGCGCATCGCCAGCGGCGATGCCCGGCTACAGGTGTCAATTGACACCCCCGCCACAGACAAAACAGGCAACACCTTCACAGTGCAGACCAGCGCCCGCGTGTTCACCGACGCAACACTGGCCAGAATGCCCAACATGGGGACGCTATGGAACTGACCTATTTTTTTTGGCGCTTACTTTTGGCATCTTCTGCGCTCAAAGAGCGTATGGCGCAGCGGCAAAAAGCTTTCCCACATGGAATTGGATTTTCAGACCAGAACGGGTCGTCAATACGATACACCTTTCCGTCTTTGCGTATGCAATCTTTCGGTGTCATGGAATCAACAACTGCATCCCATATCAGATACGGGCGGTGTTTGGCGTTTTCCTCGAAGTCGCGCCAGTGCCCGATTGCATACATTTTCATAGCCACAAATTGGAAAAATGTCTGCGCGACCTCTGCTGCGCTATTGTTTTCCATAACCAGACCAGCCGCCGCAGTGTCCTTCAGCCTTTGCTGTTCAAGCTTCGCGTCTTTGCGTGACAAATCATCATCCTCAATAAGCTCTGCAATTGTTGGTACGTTCAACAAATATGGCCCAGCATCTCGCCAAACTAAATCTGAAGGCAGCAACGGAGCCAGCGTCTTTCTGGCAACACGCGGCAGTTCGTTACGGATATGCAATCGCCAAATTTCACTCTTTATTTTTAATTTGCTATCGCCGCTCAAATTAGTGAAAGCGCACGCCCATTCAAACGCATTTTCAAAGTCAATTACTGCGCTTTGCGCAGATTGAACTCCATCAACAAAAGGAACAGAAAGTGATTTTGTGATTTTCATAACGATTGACGATAAAGGCGCTTTAGCTGCGCTGGAAAAGCTTCGGTCTAAATTATCTGACTCAGGAATGACCCGTATCTTTGGTGGAATCGGGGACTTCGTAAAAGAAAGCACCCGTAACAACTTTAAAAACATGTCTTCTCCCGAAGGTGTGCCGTGGAAAGATTTATCAGTTGCGGCTAAGTTGCAGCGCTTGCGTAAAAGCAAATGGAAACATTTTAAGCGCGGCAAGCCCACCGCCTCCGGGAACCTATCCAAGTACGGTCGGACTGCTTTAGCCGGTCGATTTGAGATATTACGCGACACATCCGGGCTAATGGACAGCGTGCAAATCCAAAAAGCCACAGCGCAAAGCGTCACCATCGGCAGCCGCCTCAAATACGCCGCCATTCACCAATACGGCGGCCAGGCCGGGCGCGGCAACAAAGTCACCATCCCGGCGCGGCCCTACATCGGCATCAATGGCCAGATGCGCACCGACATCGTGGCCATCATCCAATCGCACCTTGGGGCGGCCAGCGCATGAGCAACTTCCTCTTCCTTGAGGCTGAAATCAAAGCGCACCTGCGCTCCCGCCTTGACGGCGCAGGGCTGCAAACCGTGCGCATTTACGGCGCACCCGACCTGCCCGACGGCACACTGCCCGTGCCTAGCGTCATCATCATCTTTGACGACTACCGCATCACCGAGGCTCACGGCAACGGCACACGTGTGCGCATCACCCAAAGCTGGCTGGCCGTCACCACCGTGCGCTCAGCGGCCAACATCAAATCAGGC